ATACTCCTTGTTCTAATGATGCAGGAACCAGTATTCCTGTGCAAGATGTAAACGGAGAACAACCAAATAGTATCGATATAAAGCTGTTTCAAAATATGCGAGTTCAACATGTTAACTCAAGCGTTGATACTACAATCGACGGTTCGTTAAAAGTAAAAGTTAAAGGGACAGTTGACGTAAGATCAGACTCAACTTACAAACAAACTTCAGCAGGTAATTTAGAAATACTCTCAGGCGGCAGCATTCTTACAACTTCTGCAGGAACTAATGAGACTCTTGCAGGCGGTAACATTTTAGAAACAGCTCCACAAATTTATATGAATGAAGGAGCTAGTGCAGCAGCAGCTTCAGTCGCTGCAATTGCAAGCCTGCCGGTGGATGCTAGGGTATCTGCTAGAGCAACTATCCCATTGTCGTTAAGCATACATAAGATACCTGATATTAAATTGCCCGACCCTGCAGCAACTCCTGTAGAAATGGTAACAATTTTAAGACGCATGCCAACATACGAACCATATCCGCATCACGAAAATTTATACGGCCCTCCAGACAAGCCAATGTTCAAACCGTCAAATCTAGACAGAGATGTTGCTGGTAGATATAACAGCGAAACACAGGATTTATTTTCGCCGCCACCAGATTGGAGAGAGTATAAAAAACCCGGAGACAATCCGTTCTAAGGAAATACTATGGCTAAAATTTTTACAAATAAAGTTATTGCAAAAAACAAAGTTAGCTTTGGTGCGGCCGAAGCAGGAACATTTAAGTACAGAGGATTTAGTTCAAAAGAATTTAAAAAGAACTATAAACTTTATGATTTTGAACTGGTTAAACAAGACATTATCAATCATTTTCATATTAGAAAAGGCGAGAAATTAGAAAATCCTAAATTTGGCACAATAATATGGGATATATTATTTGAGAATTTTACACCAGAAGTAAAAGCAGCTATTGCTAAAGATGTGCAGGACATTATTAACTACGATAAAAGAGTACGAGTGAATAAAGTTAGCGTTGATAGTACCCAACAGGGAATTAGAATTGAAGCTGAATTAGTTTACTTGCCTTTAAATTTAACTGATACACTGCAATTAGAATTTGATAAGGCAGTGGGCTTAACTTAAAACTAGCAGTTTATTTTCCCGATAAATACTAGACATAGGGCGACGAAAAATGACAACTACGTCTAGACAAAACAATTTAATTCTTAATCAAGATTGGAAGCGAATCTATCAGACTTTTCAAAGTGCTGATTTCAAAAGCTACGACTTTGAAAATCTACGCAGAGTTATTATCACGTATCTGCGTGAAAACTATCCAGAAGACTTTAATGACTACGTTGAAAGCAGTGAATACCTAGCACTAATTGATGCTGTTGCGTTCCTGGGTCAAAGTCTTGCTTTCCGTACTGATCTAGCCAGCAGAGAAAACTTTTTAGAATTAGCAGAAACTAAAGAATCTGTATTACGTCTTGCACGTCTAATTAGTTACAATTCACGTAGAAATTTACCGGCCCAAGGATTATTAAAGTTTGATACAATTCAAACAACTGAAAATATTTTAGATTCAAATAACCGAAACTTGTCTAGCCAAACAATTATTTGGAACGACCCTACAAATCCTAATTGGTACGAACAATTTATTCTAATACTCAACGCTTCGATGAGCGATAATACTGAGTTTGGAAGAAGCCAAGGAACAGAAGTTATACAGGGAATACAAGCAGATCAATATAGATTTAAGTCTAATTTCAATGACATCCCTTTGTTTAATTTTGAAAAAACAGTGGCTAGTAGACGCATGACATTTGAGCTTGTAAGCACAAGTTTCAAAGGGTCAGAAAATTTTTACGAAGAAGCCCCAGTTCCTGGCGCCGAAATGGGGTTTGTATATAGGCAGGACGGTAAAGGAGCAGGAAGCTCTAATACTGGATTCTTCATGCTGCTAAAACAAGGTAGTCTTGAATTAACTGATTTTGCTATAGATGTTCCAACGACTAACGAGTTAGTAAGCGTTGACGTTGCTAATATTAATGATTCTGATGTATGGTTATTTTCCGTTGATTCTAACGGAACTCAGAGCAACCAATGGACAAAAGTTTCTGCTTTAACAGGCAGTAACATTGCCTATAATAGTATCAATTCTAGTATTAGAAATATCTATAATGTTGTTACAAAAGACAGCGACAAAATTGATCTAGCATTTGCAGACGGCACCTACGGAAATTTACCTAAAGGTACATTTAAAGTTTATTATAGAGTAAGCAACGGATTAAGTTATGTTGTAAGTCCTGCAGAAATGAGAGGTATTAATATTGCAATTCCTTATATTAATAAGGAAGGAGTATCTCATGAACTTACTATTAGTTTAAGTTTAAAGTATACTGTAACATCAGCAACACCTTCTGAAGATATTAATAGTATTAAAGCAAGAGCTCCTGCAATTTATTACACACAGAACCGAATGGTTACTGGAGAAGATTATAATCTTGCTCCGATGTCTAGCAGCCAAGATATTATAAAAGTTAAAGCAATTAATAGAACTAGTAGTGGAATTAGTCGAAATTTTGATATTATTGATGCTAGCGGAAAATATTCTAATGTTAATGTATTTGCAGATGATGGAGTTATCTATAAAGAAGATACTGAAAAATCAATTTCTTTCAAGTATACAAATAGGATAGAAATTATTAATTTTATTAGAAATACCATAGAACCAATATTTTTTGATACCCCTGTCTATAATTTCTATCTTACAAATTTTACAAAAATTCAATTTACAGATATTAACACAGTTTGGACACAAATCACCAACGATGTAAATTCTTCTACAGGATATTTTATTAATAATGTAGACGGATCGTTGCAAAAAGTAGGAACATACACTACTAATTCTTTAAAATATGTATTTGCCGGAGCATTGATTAAATTTGTGCCGCCGTCAGGTAAGGCATTTAAGAAAGGAAAACTAGTAGATATTGATCAAAACGATCCAGACCAACGAGATCGATTATGGACTAAAATTATAAAAGTTACAGGTGACGGCACTAATGCAGGTCGAGGAATATTAAACAGTGGGCTAGGTCCTATCATTTTTAATGATATCATTCCTAGCGGAGCAATAGCTTCTAGAATACTTCCAAGATTTGTTAGTAATCTCCCGTTAGCATTAGAATCTGAAATGTCGAATCTCATTATTAATAATGTGAATTTTGGGTTACGGTACGATGCTGTATTAGCTAACTGGAAAATTATATCTTCATCAAATATAGATCTTTTAGGAGATTTTAGTTTAGGACGAGCGGGCGATATATCAAATAGTAATCTTGATAGTTCGTGGATTATTGCTTTTATAAGACAGGCAGATAGTTATACTGTTAGAGCAAGAGGATTAGATTATATTTTTAGAAGCCTGCAACAAAATAGATTTTACTTTGATGTTAATCAAAAGACATTTGATAGCAAAACTGGAAAAACAGTTAAAGATCAAATAAAAGTACTAGGCATTAATACTAATGCAGATTTATTGTATCCGTTAAAAAATGACATGGTCTTTGAAGTTAGCGATACTATTAAATTTGAAGACGGTTATCAAAGCTCAGACGAAATAAAACTTTCTTTTTCTGACAGCGACGATGACGGAGTTATTGATAATCCAGAAGCCTTTGAACAGATTGTAGGATTGGATGTAGATTTAAAATATATTTTCTTTTTAGAAGAAATGGATGTTAACGGTAATACAACTTATACCTATATAGATAATTCGTTAGATACTATTATTGTTAAACAGTCGGCAGACGATGTTGTCATTAGTGAATACGCAGACGGACAACTTATCTATCTATATTCTAGTGATGAAGATAGAGTAGTTCGTGTAAATTTATCTACTAATACGCTAGTAGTTGAAACAGCATATAAAGCTGTTATAGGAAGACCTAATATTAAATTTCAATATATTCATAATGCAAATGTTGATCGTAGGATTGATCCTAGCGTTAGTAACATAATGGACATTTATCTAATGACAAGATCCTACGATACTGAATTTAGAAAATTCTTGTCCGGAGCAATAACTGAAGAACCAGCTGCTCCAACAAGTGACGAATTGCGAATTTCTTTTGGATCTCAACTTGACTTAATTAAAACCATCAGTGATGAATTAATATATCATCCGGTATCATATAAAATTTTATTTGGATCAACTGCTGATTCTAAATTACAGGCACAATTTAAAGTTGTTAAAAATGTTAGTAAAACTATAAATGATAATGATTTAAAAGTACGTATAATTACAGCAATAAATTCTTTCTTTGACATTAACAACTGGGATTTTGGAGATAGATTCTATGTAGGTGAGTTAATTGCCTACATAACAAATGAAGTGGCCCCTGACGTTAGTAACATAGTTATTGTACCTCGTCAGCCGGACCAGTCTTTTGGTAGTCTTTTTGAAATTCAAGGACAACCAGATGAAATCTTTATAAGCGGTGCAACGGTAGACGATGTTGTAATTGTATCTGCAATTACAGCAGTTGAGATTAGAGCCGGTGCAAGTTCGATAGTAAATTCAACACAATAAAAAATATGGCAAGAGAAATTTTCCCACAAAGTCAACTACCTATTCGTAGGTCCGTAGATCTTTTACCCCAAGTATTTAGAACTGACGCAAATTCTAAATTTATGTCGGCAGTAGTCGATCCGTTAGTGCAACCGGGAACCTTACAAAAAACTGTAGGTTACATTGGAAGAAGATACGGAAAAACTTATAAGAATTCTGATATCTATTTAGATACTGATGCAACATTACGTAGTCGATATCAATTAGAGCCTGGTGTAGTTGTAAGAGAAAAAGATACCGTTAAAAGTTTTTATGACTATATTGATTTTAAAAATCAATTAAAGTTTTTTGGTAATACTTTAGAAAGAGACGATAGAATAACAGACCAAGATCACTATTCTTGGAACCCTCCTATTGATTGGGATAAGTTTGTAAATTTTAGAGAATATTATTGGGTCCCAGACGGCCCACCGCCTATTACAATCGAAGGCCAACGACAATCAGTTGTAAGTACCTATCGAGTTCGCCAAGCTCCGGCATCTGACTCGTCTTGGTTATTTTTTCCAGACGGATTTACAAATAACCCGACGCTTACACTTTACCGCGGTCAAACTTATAAATTTCAGATTAACTCTCCTGGGGAAGGGTTTGTTATTAGAACAAATTACGATACTGGGTCATTACAATATAAACCGTATCTCCCATACTCTCCAGGCCAGCTAGCAGTATTTGATAATAAACTATGGAGAGCTAAAACTTATATCCCAATTACAGAAGGTAGTACAATCAATGAAGAATCTCAGGATTGGGAATTTGTCGAGGCTGCTACAAATCCTACAGCATTGGATTATAATCAAGGTGTAACGAATCAAGGAGCAACAAATGCTACATTAACTTTTGTAGTACCTTTAGATGCCCCCGATGTTTTGTTTTATCAAAGCTCAAATAGTATTAATCGTTTTGGTAGATTTGTAATTGAAGATCTCGAATCTAATACAAAAATTGATGTTGAAAAAGAACTTATAGGTAAAACTACCTACAAAAGTAGCAATGGTATTGAGTTAAGCAACGGAATGAAAATTCAGTTTAGTGGATCAGTAACTCCTGCAAAGTATGCAGCAGATACATGGATCGTAGAAGGTGTTGGGAATTCAATTTCTTTGATTAGATTTCAGGACCTAATCACACCAGTAGTCAGCACAACCGCCATTGAAGTTTTATTTGATAACGAAGGATTCGATACACAGCCATACGACGATGCCGCAAACTATCCAGTAACTAAAGATTATATTACAATCAATCGTGCTAGTCAGGACAGAAATCCCTGGAGTCGATATAACAGATGGTTTCATAAAACAGTTTTAGAACAAGCCTATAAGTTTAATGACACTGATTTTGATTCAATTGAAACTGCTAGGGCCAAGCGTCCAATTATTGAGTTTAATGAACATTTGCAATTATTCAACCACGGCGTGATCGCCAAAGAACCGGTTGATTTTATCGATACATTTACACAAGATGTATTTTCTACTATTGAAGGTAGTTTAGGATATAACATTGACGGCGAAGAATTATTCAATGGTGCTAGATTACTAGTTACAGCAGATACTGACTCTTTAGCCAACAATAAAATTTATACCGTTAATTTTATTAGACATAATAATCGTAGACAAATTAGTCTTGTAGAAACCACAGATACTTTTTCTCAAGTAGGAGAAGGAGTACTAGTAAGACGAGGAATTGCAAATAGGGGCCAAATGTATCATTACACTGGTACAGTGTGGACACAAAGCCAGGTTAAAATAAACGTTAATCAAAATCCCTTGTTTGATGTGTTTGACAGTAATGATATTAGTTTTGGCGATCAAACAACTTATCCGGTTAGCACATTTATAGGATCTAAACTTGTCAGCTACAAAGTTGGCAATGGTATTGTTGATCCTGAATTAGGATTTAGTTTAAGTTATCTAAATATTGATAATGTGGGCGATATTGAATTTAGTTTTGACTGGGATACTGAGCTATTTACATATCAACTTTCTCAAAATGTAGTAACTAAAAATTTAAATGTTGGATATTACAGATTTTCAAAATTTGAAGAATTAGGAAATGGTTGGACAAAAACAAGAAGAGAATATCTACAGCCAATTTTAGACACCGTTACTATTACAAGACAAACTAGAAATGTTATTTCCGAAGCAGTTGATTGGAATAATGTAACTGATGCCCAAATTGACAAATTGCTAATATATGTTAACGGAATTAGATATCTAGGAAGATATCGAAGAACTCGCAAAACATTTACCTTTGATTATATTTTTGCAATAGGCGACATTGTTACATTTAAAGTATTCACTTCAGTAGAGCCTAAGAACGGGTATTATGAAATACCGCTAGGCTTAGAAAAGAATCCTTTAAATGCAGAAATAAAAACGTTTACATTAGGGCAAGCAGTTGACCATGTGTCTACAGCCGTAGAACTCTTTGATGATTTTTCGGGAACATATCCAGGAACAAGTAATCTTAGAGACATTACAGGTTATCAAGATTTAGGTAGAAGATTTTTAAAGCATTCCGGAATAACTCCAACAGCAATAATGTTATTGTGTGACAAGCAGACAAACGTTATTAAATCAATAGGCTATGCTAAAAAATCATATTCGGATTTTAAAAACAATTTTATTAAATTTGCAGAAACTTTAGATTATGATTTAGATCCTGTAAATTTTGTTGATACTATTATTGCTGCAATGACTAAGGTAAAGTCTCAAACTAATCCGTTTGCAGATTCTGATATGATCGGTAGCGGAGCCTATAGTCAGAAAGATTACATTGTTGAAGACACTGGTATTACAACATTTGCATTATCTGAAATTTTTACTTTAGACAAACTAAGTAGGATTGCCGTATATGTTTATGAAGATGGCGAACAATTATTAAACGGTATTGATTATATCTTTAATACTACATTTGGATTTGTAGAAATTATAAAACCGTTATTAGAAGGTTCTAAAATTCAAATAAAAGAATACGTGTCGACTGGTTTTAATTTTATTCCACCTACTCCGACTAAGTTAGGATTATATAAAAAATATATTCCTCAAAAGTTTTTAGACGACACTTATTTAGAACCAGTAGAAGTAATACAAGGACACGATGGTAGTATTACTGTTGGCTATGGAGATTATCGAGATGATGTTCTTTTAGAATTAGAAAAAAGAATTTATAATAATCTAAAACAAGAATACAACGAACAACTATTTGACATTGATCAAATTCTTGGAAATTATTACTACGAGAAATTTTACAATAAGGCTGAATTAGATAGCATCTTATCTTCAGAATTCTTAAAATGGTTATCAGAAACTAACATTGATTATATTACTAATAGTTCTTTAGATACTGAAAATCCGTTTACCTATACCTATACCAACATGGCTGATCCGACTGGACAGCAAAATCTTCCAGGATTCTGGAGAGGAGTATATCGTTGGTTCTACGATACTGACCGCCCACATCTTTGCCCTTGGGAAATGTTAGGATTTACAGAAAAACCAGATTGGTGGGAAAGTGTATACGGTGCTGCCCCATATACTAGCGGTAATTTAATTCTTTGGGAAGATTTAAAAGACGGTATAATTCGTCAAGGCCCATATGCAGGAACATACGATAGATACAAAAGATCTACTATTATGTCACATATTCCTGTAGACATTGATGGTAATTTAGTAGACCCTTTAAATTCAGGGCTTGCTCAAAATTATGTATTATCAAATAACCAAGGAAATTTTAAATTTGGAGATGTTGCTCCTGTTGAAAGTGCATGGAGAAAATCTTCAGATTATGTGTTTTCAATAATTTCTGCATTATGTTTGATGAGACCGTTTGAATTTATTGTTGAAAGTCTAGACAGATCAAGAATTGCTCACAATAATTTAAATCAAACTGTACATACAAATACAAATTTATTTGCAAAAAATTCAGACATTGTTATTCCTATTGCCGGAGTAACATTAACTTCTGGGCTATTAAATTATGTTGTAGATTATTTAAAATCTATAGGACTAACTGAAACAGTTCTACAAAACAAAATTGATAATCTTGATGTAAACTTATCAACAAGACTCTCTGGGTTCGTTGATCAAAGTCAGCAAAAGTATATACTTGATAGCAAAAATCCTAGAGCAAGTACTAGCAGTATTTTCATACCTCAAGAAAATTATGATATTAATTTTAATATAAGTTCTCCTATTTCTAGTCCAACATACAGTGCAGTGATAATAGAAAAAGTAGAAACTGGATTTAAAGTATACGGCTATGATACGTTTGATCCTTACTTTAAATATTTTGAACCAGTAAAAAGTGATCCAGCCCCGTTGATTTCTGTAGGCGGAGTTAGTGAAAACTTTTTAGAGTGGACTGTTAATAAAGTTTTTAATAACGGTGTTATTGTAAGATACTCTGATTCGTATTTTAGGTGTATTAAAACACATAACAGCGGCTCCGAATTTGAATTACAAAATTGGCAAAAAATTGCAAAACTTCCGTTAATAGGAGCCGTAGAGGTATTAAAAAGAAGTATTTTTAATCAAAGTGTGGTTAAGAAAATGCCTTACGGTACCGTGTTTACAACGATCCAGGGAGTAGCAGATCTAATTGCCGGTTATGAAGTCTATTTAAAATCTCAAGGTTATGATTTTACCGGCTACGATGCTAAGTTAGAAATTCCAAGAGATTGGACGACCGCAATTAAAGAATTTTTATTCTGGACAAAACATAAGTGGGCACTTGGTTCTATTATTACATTAAGTCCCGGAGCATCAAAATTAGAATTAAACTTTACAGTAGGAGTTGCAGACAATTTATTAGATAGCTTCTATGATTATAATATTTTAAAAGACGATGGAAATGTACTGCCTGTTGAATTTATAAATGTAAACAGGGATTTTCAAAAGCTAACTGTAGAAACAACAAATAACACAGACGGAATTTATTTCTTCAAATGTTATTTTGTTCTAAAAGAACATGTGACAGTATTCTCTGATAGAACAGTGTTTAACGATGTATTATACGATAAGCCAACGGGATATCGTCAAGAGAGAATTAAGAGTCGCGGTTTCCGTACAGTTGACTGGGACGGCGATTATACCAGTCCGGGCTTTATATTTGACAATGTTAGTATAGGAGTTTGGCAACCGTTCACTGATTACAAACTAGGAGATATTGTAAGTTATAAATCTTATAATTGGACAAGTTTAGTAAATCAACAAGGTACAGAATTATTCAATGATACAAACTGGACAAAATTAGATTCTAGTCCTACAAAAGGATTGATAACAAACTTTGATGTTAAGGTTAGTCAGTTTGACGATTATTACAATGCGGATGCAGATGGAACAAGTGCTAGTCAGCGAGACTTAGCAAGGCATTTAATTGGTTATCAAACTAGAGAATATTTACAAAATCTTGCAGAAGATCAAGTTACTCAATTTAAATTGTATCAAGGATTCATTAGAGAAAAAGGTACAGCAAATGCAGTTGTTAAGGTATTTGACAAATTAAGTAGAACTGAAGCTGACAGTATTGTTCTTAATGAAGAATGGGCGTTCCGTGTCGGTAGATTAGGAGGAACTGATCAAAT